TGCTATGGTGGTGAGCGCGCTGCCGGCTATTATACCGTGCACGTTAATGCTACCGTAACTGCGTCCGAAGAAGGCCAGGTTACTGTGTCTCTGTATCAGGACGGTAATCTGGTTCCTGGGGCTGTTCAGACTTCTTCCGCGGCTGCAAATGGTATCGTCAACTTTGGTTTCACGGCTCCCGTCAGAGTCTACTGTGGCCAGAGTGAGAGTGTGCTGTCTGTGTACTTGAACGGCCAACAGGTAAACACCCTGAACGTTGCCGTGGAGGTGACTAAGGAATGAAAGCCTATAAAGAGAAGCTGATGCGCTGTATTAAAGACTACACTGATCTTCCTGTATCTGAAAGATCTGCAAGCACCATTAAGAGTCTGATAGAAGCGTATCATGCAATCGACTCCTTGGAAGACACTTCTTCCGACACTTCCGTGCATAAGTTGACCCAGAAGGAAATCGACGATTGGAACGCCAATATGGAGAATGTTGACGGAACAGTCGGCGGTCACTGGGACATTGATCAGACTACCACTATTGCTGAAAGCATTGGTGTATATTTTGATAACATCACCGAGCAGTGCTGGAATGTGGCTATGAACATGATGTATTCAGATTATGCGTCCGTTGCCGATAAGTATGGTGTGAGTTCTGCTAAGTTCTACGGCGAGCTGGCTAAAGCGTTTCTGTGGGATCCTGATGGTCCCGGAGCAGAGGAAAAGCTTGCAATCTATGCCCATAAAATTGCAGGAGTCAAATAAGCAAAAAAAAAAGAGCTCATATTGAGCTCTTTTTTTTTTACTTAAATTTCTTTTCACCGTTACGTTCGAAATACTTCAGATGCTGATAAGCATCTTTTGTATGCTCTGTAACCTCGATCTGACTACATAGCTCTTTAAGCTTATACCAGTCATCCTTAAACCCGCCGAAGTACTTCTTAATACTCGGCGCTTGCTCCACAAGCGGAATGTTGCCCCTTTGGCAAAGATACCTGATGACCCCAATTACCTCGCAAGGATAAAAACTATTCCATGCGAGATGTTGTGCCATATGGGGATAAAGGTTAAAGCGTTCCATGACTACAATATCCGGGTTCAAAATTTGTATTCTCTCCGCAATCTCCATGTGGTTACGCTGGCACGTTCCGCCTATGACTCTACCGTTTGAATCTCTGAAGACCCATCCGGTGTGATCTCCCGGATCAAATACTAGAATTGTTTTCATCGATGAAAAACCCCTGTTCAATTTTATTTGCGAGGTCCAGAATTTTTTCACTGTAAATAGCAAAAAAATCACAAAGCTGCTCCTCATTAAATGCATCGGGAACAGACATCTGAGTTGCAAACAGACAAGCGTGTACCAACTCATGAATCAACACACGTTTGAAAGTAAGATCAGTAAGTTCATTAGACATATAAATCGCACTTTGACCCACCCAGGTGCAACCTCTGCAAACAGCGCCATCTGCAACCATATGTGGGTCATGTGAATCAACTACCTGAATTATCCATTTTTGACCGACTATGTCAAACGAAACTTCTTTTACATTTCTATTCAGCATCTTCATCGTTCAGTGCCCTCCTTATGTCATCAGCTTTATTGAAGTTTATACGCCCCACGTGTTGATCGAAAGAACCTTGACATTCCAGATAGTAAATATTTACCATCTTTTTCTGACCCATACGATTCAACCTATCCTCGGCTTGCTTAAGAATCTCAGGTGACCAATCACGATCTACAAAAATGAGAGTATGGCTCACTTCTTGCAAACCATCGTAACCCTGACCCATAGCACCAATTGTACCTATTAGTACTTGGCTGTCTTTCCACATAAAAGAGATACGAGAAGCATCATTTGTTTCCGCTTTCTGTTTACCTGTAATAGTACTTGCATGAATACCATTATCTTCCAGGTAAAATTTTAATGCCATAGCCGTACGCTCAAATACGGAAAACACTACGATCTTTTCAGTAGGATTATTCTTACACATCTCAAGAACCCATTCGAATTTAGGTCCGTGTTCACCAGGTTCAAATAATCCGGGCCAAGAAGTAGTCTGCATCAATCGAATAGTGAGAACAGCACCATTGGCTATAGTACAGTTTTCGGGCAACTCGTCGAGCAACAATTGTTTTTCCTTTTTGTACAATTCCCGTTGTTTCTTTGTCATGGGCAACCTTACGATTTCTCGTGTTTTACCTGCACCGACTTTCACAGCATTACGCACACTTATGAAATCAAGTAGAGCATTCAGCAAAGCAATCTTATTGGGATTCTTTGTCATACCTACAATTTTAGGTCCCCAGGGAGTTTGGTGTTGCTCACAAAAGTAATCTACAAAAGTGTGATAACTATTGCAAGCATACTGTGGATCTAGGAAATTAAGTATACTCCAAAGGTCATCTACATATCTTAAAATAGGTGTGCCTGTTAGGGCTACTCTATGCGCTGCCGAAATATTTTTAACTGCCTGTGTTTGTTGCGCTCTGCGGCTCTTAATTTTATGGGCCTCATCGAGAATTAAAAATTCCCATTGAAATTCTTTGAACTTCATAAGTGTTTTTTCGTTGCGCAACTTATCGTAATTTATGATCCATATTCCCGGGGCAACATTCTGCTGGCCGTCGTAAATTTCGGCTTTAAGGTTGCCCCAACGTTCAAGCTGGTCCTTCCACTGCGTACGTATAATTTTAGGACAAACTATTAAGGCTGTTTTGGGATTGTTTGCCGCTAAGTATCGTACGGTTTCAACAGTCTTACCTAAACCCATAGGGTTAGCGTTAAGGCAATGTTGTAGACCCATCATCTTGTCGATATCTTTTACCTGAAATGGTTGAAGCCCATCTATATTCGCAATCTTGGAGACCTGCCTTTCTATTACCGTAAGCACATTCATTCCGAGTACTAACCGATTGATCAAGTTGTCTTCGGCGATAATAAAGGCGTCTTTTTTCCTCTGGCGCCATCCCAGAAGTAAGGGCTTCACCGTATATTCCTGAGGTGTTTCCAGATATACATGTAGATACCGTCCTTGTGGGATAATCTTCATACATCATTCCTCCTCCTCGGGCCATCCGTGCAACTTACCCCAAGCATAACCCACTTCTGCGTCTGCTTTAAAAGGCACAGGGCAGTCAGGAACATACTTGAGAGGCGTTTCTGCCATAATACGAACACATGTCTGTGCAACCAGATCGACAAGATCTTTTTCATCTCTACACTCTACGATAATAGAGTCATGCACGGTAGTTACAATGCGTGCATCAAGATTGTTCTCTCTCAAGAACTTATCAATCTCGATAAGACTAAACATCGTAAAATCAGAAGCGATACTCTGAATAGGTGTATTGATGTATTCATTTTGAATATGATTCAGATCCTCATTTGTAACTACAAAATGGCGCTCACGTCCAAAAATAGTTGTACACGCTTCTCCGCGCTTAGCCATAGCTCTGCGGTTATCAATCCACTCCTTTACGTAAGGCATAGGCTTAAACCACTTGGCAATAATTGCACGAGCTTCATTCATGGACTTTTTGAACGTCTGCGCAATACTCCCAGGACCCCGGCCGTAAGCTATGCCGAAGTTAATGGTCTTTGCCATCACTCGCTGTTCCTTATCGAAATCAGGTCCGAACATTTCCGTGGCCACAGCATCATGCAAATCCTTTCCGTTTACGTACACACTGACCAGATAAGGGTCTCTTGAAAGAAGTGCCAATACTCGGAGCTCTGCCTGGCTATAGTCCATCTGAACCAGCTTATAGCCGGGAGTTGCACATAGAAGATTTTTGATCTTTTTATCACGAGGTATGTTCTGCATGTTAGGATTGCTGCTGCTCAAACGACCAGTCTCAGTGCCATGCAAATTGAATGTACCTCTGATACGCAAATCCCTACAAACACATTCTCTAAGTCCCTGAACGTAGGTATCCATGTATTTGCTATTTTTTCGAACACTCGCAATAGCCTGCAAAAAGTCCTTTGCACGAGGATTCGTAATAAGCCCCGCGTCCACCTCGTCGATCAGCATATCAATGGTTGCAGCATCTGTACTAGGTACAGGATATCCCAGAACCTGTTGCAACATCCATTTGAGCTGCTTAGGAGACTTAATGTTAAACTCATCAGTAAGTTTAACCTTAGCACCTGTATCATGTGAATACTGGGAAGGATCCCAGATAGTTGCAGACACTTCGTTTAATCTTTTAGTTGCCCCTTCGAGTTCTTTCTCAAGCTCGAATTCGAGGTCTTCCAGGTAATCCATATCCAGGCGAACACCATTCAATTCTACGCGCATAAACACGTTAGATGCTTCGATAAGCTTGCCATAGATAAAAGATGCCTCTGGCCTTCCCAAGCGCTGTAAAACGCGTTTTAAGCGCAATGTAGCTATGCAATCTCGCTGCATATAAGGAACTAATACAGATGTCGGAATGTCATCATACATAAAATCCCCAAGTTTGATTTTATGTTGCTTACAGTATTCCCTCTTGATTTTATCGAGCTCGTCGTCCCACGCGGGCGCCTGAAGATAAAGTTGACCGAGATCTTTCAGACCATGAGTACCGCGCTTCTCATTAACCGCACAATAGTGATACAGCATAGTATCATCATCGATACGCGCGTCAAGGTTGCACAGATACTTCAAACGAGAGCAGTCAAACTTTCCGTTGTGCCACACAAAGTTAATATTAGGATCAGTGAGCAAATCTTCCAGAGCTTGCCAGACCTCAGGATGCCACACCAGCTCTCCACCTCGAGACCCTTTAATAGGAATATGATACAGGGCATAGCAAGTACTCTCATCTGTTGCAAAGCCAATTGAAAGAAGTTTATTATCCTCCCATTCAATACGACGTGTCTCGATATCGACCCCGACGTCTCTTCCCTGGGCAACTTTACGCACAGTATCGATCATCTGAAGAATATCTTCACAGGTACTGGCTTCGTACAGATTCAGATTCTCCCAATCATATTCCGGAGCGCCAAGCTCAGAATGTGCGAAGGCCTGAATTGCCTCAACAGTTTTATCCAGGATAAGCATATTGGTCTTAATGTAATTCAACGGAGGAATTACAAGCGTATTAGTTGCCCAGACAATACGAAACCAGGAAAACTGATCATGGGAAGATTTGACTTGTTTATCGTCTGAAATGTCCGGGCATACGGCCCGGACAAATCTTTGAAGATCATTGTTCATCATAGTGCTACAACATCCTTCAGTTTATTTGACACCATCACAGGTGCATCATGATAGTTCGTAAACATATTTGTGTAAGGTACAACATCTTTTTCGAGATTCAGAGTATACCCATCAGGGCGTACTCCCCAGAAATTGAGATCGTGCTTAAAAAGATATCCCAGCAGAACAGTATCGCACGACCTAATCTGTTCAGGATATTTATATTCAAGCAGCTCAGACATGGAATACCACATGCCGAGCAGATGGTGAGGCTTTGCCCGAAGGTCGCACAGCTCATTGACGAAATAGGGTCTGCCCTCAGGATGCATCTTTGCGAGAACTTTAGGAATTCCTATGACATCGACATCAGGCATCTCCATCAGCTCCAGGTAGCAGTCCATCCACTCAGACTCATCCTCACCCTGGGCAACAGCCTGCAGTTTGAAGGGCCAGCTACGATTGGGATACATTTTGTTCAGCTCATCGATCGCACTCTGAACTGCCTTGATAGTTGCAGGACCATCCTGAAATACATCCGGAAGGATAATCTCATCTGCTCCGATATACTCGGCAGCCTTTACGACTCTTTCCAGGTCAACAGCTCCACCCAGCTCAATAAGACTGTTGTCCAGAATCTTATAACCCGGAGCATTTCGAGCAGCTTCGGTATATGCAGGATACTTTTCGACCATATGAGTCAAAAACATATGCATGCGCTGATTGCTTTCCAGGCAAATGTTGCCCAGAGGAAAAATGTTAATAAGATACATCTTATTTAGCCTCCCTGGAAGAAATTTCTCGATTCAGATACCACTGGGCCTTCTTCAGGTCCTCGAGGGCCTTAGCGTCCATAGATTTACCCGAAGACTTCTTATGACCCGCCCGTGCAACATACTTGACTACGTTGCCCAGATTAAAGTTAAGGCCTTTGTCCTCGATAAAATCGATGACTTCGATTTTACCCAACGTATAATGCTGCGGATGATTGATTACGTCTGCCATGGTACATTCCTCCTTATACATAATCCCACCCTACCACCCTTATTAAAGTTCTAAAATTTAGAACTTAAATTTTAATCACCGTAACGTTTCTGAAGCTTCTCGTTGTTGTACTTCCAGATCTGATCGAGCGTGAGGCCAAACATCTGACATGTAGCTGCCAAATACCACAGAACGTCTCCCAGCTCCTCGGTGAAATGCTCCTGAGAGCTTCTCTCGACATCCTTATCGTCGTGGCAACGAAGGCGCCGCTTCATCAACCCCGCTACTTCACCGGCTTCCTCAGAGAGACCCAGACACATCAAACATTGAAGACTAATCTGATTTCTTGCGGGATAATCACGCTCCATCTGGCGGGCAACTTCTTCTTGTACTCCACGCAGGGTAGTGGTTACTTCAAGCATTTTCTCTCAACTCCTTTTCATATTTGTTGGCTTTCTTTGCAACAAGTGTTGTCAAAGGAAGAACGATAACTTCATAAGCTGTTTTCAGAAGCACCTGGCACACTACCATAGTAGTCAAAGTCTTAAAGGGCATCTGGCCCAAAAATGCCAGAGGTACAAATACAAGGCTATCGCACAGTTCACCTATCAGGGAAGAAATAATAGCTCTCCAACCAAAACCCTTCAGCTCGCCAGAATGCTTCTCCTTCATCTTACGAAAAACTCTATCGTTTACAAAATCTCCGACCACATATGCCAGAAGAGATGCCCCCATAACTCTCGGAGTACTTCCAAGAACTGTTGCGAAAGCTTCCTGATTCTGCCAATAAGCAGGTGCAGGTGTTGCAATAACGAGACTGAATACAAGAACCATCAGAAGGTTCATAGAGAATGCGAAGTAGCAAGTCACTCGACTCCACTTATAACCATACACTTCCGAAAACACATCAGACAGAATATATGTGATAGGAAAAATCACAATAGCTCCTGTCATTGTAATTCCGAAAGGGAACTGAATCTGCTTAGAAGTAATCACGTTACTAATAAGCATCGCAGACACGAAAAGAATAGTCAAGCACACCTGAAGAAAACTTGCCTTATACTTTCTCATTTGATTATTCTCCCTTCTCAACAGTCACATCAAAGTGCAGAGCATTCTGCACACTCATTTTTACATAAAGACTTTCCGGAGAATATTCTTTCTCCAAAAAATCATAAACCCAGGCAACAGCATCTTCAACGATCATCTCGCTACCGCACTTATCTCTAAAAAGCTTATCGAGCTCGCAGTAGTCAGGAATGCACTGATTCGGTACGAAATCTACATCGAACTGAGCCGTATAGTATTCGAAACCCTGAGGACAATACAGCTGCATCTCGAAAGACATATGAATATTGCCGAGCTTCTGAATATGATTCAATTTAGTCATTTTACATAGCCTCCCATGTTCCATAATTCCTGGCAGGATCTTCTACTCCGTTAGCCTCAAATGCTTTAGTACGATCAATGCATGTCCCGCACTTACCACAAGGCTTATCTCCACCTTCGTAGCAACTCCAGGTCAAATGATAAGGAGCGCCAAGCTTCAGACCATACTTGACAACCTGAGCTTTATTCCAGTTAAGCAGAGGTGCATACAGTCTTACCAAACGACCAGAACCTTCATAGATTGCACGATCCATAGCCTCCTCAAACTCAGGAGTGCAATCAGGATATGCTCTACCTGCAGCATCATCAGCATGTGCACCATAATACACTGTACCTGCATGTACGCTTGTAGCAATAGCTGCCGCATACGAAAGAAACAGACCATTACGGAAAGGCACATAAGTTGCGACAGTACCTTCTCCACCCATATCCTTTAGCTGCTTCGCATAACTCTCATGTGCAACTTCTGCACGCCCTTGAAGAAGGGTACAGTCGCTCAAATCGAAAGCACCGCTGACTTCCTGAATAATATGATCTACACCATAATACTTTGCAACAGACCGTGCACTTTCAATTTCCTTCTGATGCTTCTGACCGTAGTACATACTCAGTGCAAGCACTTTATCTGCCCCGTAAGTCTGTACTGCGTCTGCCAAGCACGTGGTACTATCAATACCACCACTCAGCAACACTACTGCTCGTTTGTCCATAGTTTTGGACCTCCTTTATTGGATTTTTATTTAGGTGAGGTGACCTCTCACCTTGGAACATGCTTGAGCATGCAGTTCCTAAACTAAATAAGTCTGACCCTCGAGATTAGTACGGCGCTCTTTCAAAAATGCTTGAAGCTCTTTAGTTGCGCGGAAGCAATTACTTCCGCTAGGAGTTACGGCGCCTGCCTGCACGAGTTCACAATATACATCGTACATATACCATCTATCTACTCCGATTATTTCGCGAGCCATTTTTAGGCTTATTGTACCCGCACCGATGAACGTTTCCAGCTTAGGATACCTGTCGAACCATTTCAACACAACCGTAACATCCAACGGTGCAACAATCTTCTCGTTCAAAACGTTCACCTCCTTAAAGTTCCATCTGTTTTGCAATTTCCATCAACATCTTATCTGGCACATAAGTTGCACCTGCAATAGGTCTCAGTAAACCACGCGTAATTAGATCAGACATTATCTTAGCGCTATCAGTTCGGTCAATACCCAGAATCTCCTGGAACTGAAAGCCTTTGAAGCTACTCGAACTAAGCAGTACGCGCAGCGCGGGGTGCACACCCAGAAGACCTCTGATAAACTGAACGTTCTCAGTCTTCTTAGCGTTTGCTCTCTTGAACTCTCGAATATAATCTGCGTAGGAAAAAGAAGGTTTCTCGAGAGTCATACGCAAAAACTCATAAGCCCAATCCAGATGTTTTTCTTCGATAAGAAGTTTACCATCGTGTATTGCTCCACACAGAACTGCGATAGCGCAGCATAGTCTGAGCAACTTCTCGTGTACTGCTACGCCTACGATCAGGGGACCTCCACCATACTCATCGTTGATCTTATGGGCAACTTCCCTCATTTTTACTTTGAAATCTTTCGGGAAGATTATGTCTTCTGCCGGAAGACCCCATGCAGCGTTGATAAGATCGAGCCAAGGTTCTATCTTAGGTTGCACATCGGAATCTATACCATCGAGGATGTCGATATCTTCTCGGGCGGCAGTAAGCACAAGGTCATAACGGGCCTGATCTTCTGCGACTGGAATGAACTCTTGGAAGGCTCCATACCCTTTCCAATAGAAATCAGCCAAGTTCCTTCCGGAACGTGGATTGCTGAGCCAGATAAGTCTGGTACGTGCACGTGCCTCACCCTTAACAATTTTATTAAGAGTGACAGCACCAGACGAACGAGTCGAAGATAGATCTTTGATATCATCAACTTCCAAACCGGACGCTTCATCGATTATCAATAACCCCCTATCATTCATGGGGATCGCACCCCAAGTTATAACCCAGCTATCGCCGAATCGTTGCACACCACCAATAACACCTGTACGCCGAGCGTTCTCACCATTGATGTAACCACCCATTCCAAGAACCTTTACCATACGCTGTGCCATCTGAGATTTACCTGTACGAGTATCTCCGATGACCATCGTATCAAGCCAGCCTTTGATGATACCAGCTTGCCAGGGAATTTCTGTCACACTGCAGTAGGTAAGAATCAACGCTCCGAACAAATCAGGTCTACCTTCAATACCTAATGCAGGCATCCATTCCTGATAATGTGTATCCAAAACTTCCGCAAATGTTTCAGATTCCGCAGCAACTTTTCTAAACTTCTCAAAGTTACTCTCATCTACAACAGGGCGCAACGTTCCCAGATTCTCCGCCGACCGAATCATGTAATAGTTTTTCTGTGTACGGGGATCAGTTACACGACACGCTTCAAAGTTATACTTCAAAGTAGCATTCAACCGAAAATCCGTATACATATAAATACCATACCGATTCTCAAAAGACGATTCTTCCAAACCGTCAATGAAACTTGCACTCTCTTGGAAAATGATTTTCTGACAGTTTACATACTCTACAGGCTCGGCCTGTACAGATCTACATCCAAAAGTCTTACGTAAAAATGTATCTTGAACGTTATCAGAAGAATCAATGAACTGAAGCATCTGACGTGGATCAACATCTATACACTGATCCGATTCGTCTGTACCCTTAAAAGCTAAAGGACACGGTTTACTACACGCTGCGTTACGGCAAACCAATTTCAGCTTTGTAGGTACAGTATAGATTTTAGGCTCAACACCTGAAACGCTCATCTTATTAAGCTTAATCCAAGTGTTCAAGTTCTCTGTGAACTCACTACGTACCAATGACGTATCTACAGCTTCAACAGCTTCTTCAGCTCGTTGCACCTCAGTATAATCCTGAGTATATTGCATTACATCTACGTTATGGTATTCTTTATAATAATCAGCAAAGTCCTTTACAGGAAGCTCTACTACACTAATGCTCTTCGCAACAGATCGCAATAATGCGATATAATTTTTAACGTTACGCTTACCGACGTTATCCGTGTCAAGCATAAGGACAACATCCTTATTCTTAAACAGCAGAATCTCATCAGTAGGTATTGCGCTTCCACCAGTACTTGTGACTGCATTAAGACCCTGAGATCTTGCAGCTATACAATCCTTTTCTCCCTCTACAACGTAAATCAGATCCTCATCAAAAGCCTCGTAGGGATAATATCTACGTTGACCAAGCTTTCGGATATTCATACACTTGGCGTTATTTGCGCCAGGGTTGCGCCGATGAACGGGCAAATATCTTCGAGCGTTGACCCACATACCTCTACGAGATTTAATGGGGATCATGATTCTATCTTCTTCGAAACCAATGTGCAACTTATCGATTTCCTCGCGAGTCCATCCAAAAACAGCCATCGCGTCCATCTCTGATGGATTGTTGCACAGATTCTGATGCCACTTTTCGACTTGCTCGTCTGTAGGGAATGGCATCGTACCCTTTGCATTGTAGAAGTCGCACGCATATTTGGCAACTTCTTTGGATACATCAAAGTACTGCTGTACGAACTCTTTCTCAGAGCCCCCGGTACCACATGCGTGGCAATACCATTCACCAGTACTTTCATTTACCGTAAAAGAGGGAGTCTTCTCGTGGTGGAAGGGACAACACGCATACAACTGATCCTCAACCTTTTTCTCGAAATGAACGAACTGATCGTACAGCATGTTTATTCTCCCTTACTTCTTCAAAATTGTTGGGCTGGCGCCCAACGGTTGCTATTCGCAACTACAATCGTTACATTGGACGCCAGCCCTGGACGCTATATGCTCATGTCCTTAATTTAAGGGCGAGAGCTGCTGGCTTACGCAGCGGGATAAATCTTCTTGACGCGGTTCACGGTATCGCCGTTGTACTCCTCCTGGATAACCTTGGCATTCACCTGCAGGCCGACCAGCTCGGTCACGTCCATCTCAACGACCTCAGAGGTATCGATACCCAGAGCATCGAACAGCTCCTTGATCTTCCACATGCACTTGTCGATCAGCACGTAGTTGTCCCACAGCTTGCGGTTGCCGTCAATACCGTTGACATCATACTCAACCTTGAGCATAGGGTTGCCCGTAGAGGAAGTAGTCTCCTCAACCTTGGAGATAGTCAGGCTGTAGATGCCCTCATCCAGGGGCTCGCGAGAAGGGACGCTGGAGAAATCGAGATTCAACATAGGATTCCTTTCCAAGGCTTAGAGTTAATTCGTTCTCATTCCTTGTACCGATTAACGTCTCGGGTGGACTAAAATTTTACTGCCATCAGGCAGTAGGCTGCACAGGATCATTGTGAAAAGAGGTAAAGCACAATGATGGGAAGTCTCCTGTGCAACCTACCACCCGAAGGTGGTAGTAGAGGCTGGTAGTCCCCACGTCGCGTAATCCGACTTTTCTATAGGTCGCAAAGCCATTTTTCCTACCCTGCGGAGCACAGTAGGCACCTCTACCTTATTTAATATTGAAAACTGCTTTAGCTGTAGGATTCTGATATTCAGCTCCTACACCCAGCCGCGTCTTCCCAGGCCACTTGCCCTTAGACTTAGTAGTAGCACAATACTTTCCTTGAAGGTCAGTATACGTGTGGATAACTACATCAAAGTAAGTAGGCATTTCTTGTACCATCTTACCATGAATAGCCGGGCCTCCGTAAATGGTACCGCTCAGCTCATCCTTATCAAGCTTCTCCTGCATGGTAAACAACTGGTTCACCTTGCACGCACGCAGCTGCTGAACAGCCAGCTTGTTAAGGTCGGTCATCATACCCCAGTGCTGAATCTGGATATTGGATCGGAAGTTCAGACCATTGCCCTTCATTGCAGAATCCTTACTGCGCAACTCTTCGAGCATGTACCACTGAATTTCAGACCAGGTATCCCAGGCAATCCAGTCAAAGGGTTTGTCGATCTTCACACCAAACTTCTGAGACCACTTAACAGGATCATTTGCAGCAACCAGCTTGTATGCTTCGTCCAGGTCTTTGAACTTATCAAAGCTCACAACAGTGATATTGTCATTGTAATGCGCCTGCTGAATATCCGGGGCATTGCGCAGTGTTTTGATACCCTGGTCGATATCAATAACAAGCACCTTACCGAGCTCTCCAAGCGTCGCAACTAAATGAGTTTTGCCTGTACCTGAAGCACCATAAGCCAGCGCAAAGATAGGATCTTTATCCTGGGCCTTAAGGTCAATCACTTGCACTCTGTGTTTCCCTCCTTTGAACTTATAATTTATTATACATCATTTTTCTTCAAAAAGCAAGAGGACTAAAAGAAATTTTTTCAGTTCTTTTAAGAGAACCCTCTTTTTTGAAACTGATAGAAATTACTCTTATATGTTAGAGCTCTCCACCGGCTCTGCGATAAACTACTTACTTCTTTCGGTCTTCTCTTCAAGATGATCGTTCTCACGCACCTTGAACTCTTCCTTGAACTCCTCGATGACTTCATCCTTATCCAGAGTACTGTACATGTACGTCTCGCAGATAGTCTTGTAGTCGCACATAGAGCAACCAAAATAGCTGGGAGATGGATAAGCAGGGTCATTATTCATGACGCTCTGATGACATGCACAACACGTACCGAAAAATGCATGCATGAAGTTACGCAGGTCATCCTTAGGATACTTACAAAGAGTGCGCTGGTACTTGAAGTCACGGAGAAGCTTCTTTACCTCGTTGATGTAGATGCCCCCGAGTTCCACGGGAGGTTGCCCCTCAGCAAGATGCTTTTCGTTGTAGTTCTGCACATACAACATCAGAGCGTATGTGTATACTCGAGGCTGTTCGTCCATCCACATAAAGGACGAGTCTCGAAAGTTTTTACAGGTCTTGTGTTCGAACCCGTAGATTTTGTTTTCCTCAGGGTCAAGCACAATCATGTCGATGGAGCCACAGACATGCACTTCCGGATCAATGACCTCTCCGGTATCCAGATCAGTAGGAATAAAATCGAAATGATGTTCGATATCCAGCACCTGATATCTATCCAAATCGTTCGGGAGTACATTTTTATAGTACCCCGGAACCATCGCCAGGAGAGCCACCTCATTGTCCGTAGACATGCTATTGCGTACGAACTCCATAGTCTTTTCGAGAGATGCACCCATGTACATCATATGAAGAGACTCGTGGAAGATGGTACCCAAAGCGAAGTGCGAAGGAGTAATGATAGGTCTCAGATGAAACCTATTGCGGCTGGTCAAAAGCCACTGCCTTCGACAGCTCTTATACGTTTTGATCTCAGAAACGTCGACTCTTATAGGTTTATTCTCCATCTTTATACCTCCAAATATAACCATGCGATGTTTTAGAATGTCCCGCAAGGCACATAAATACACCCTGCCCTACACGAACTTCCGCCATCGTTGCACTCGGGTACTCTGCAACGATCTCGCCTGTCAAAAGATCAATCTGCAGTACAGCCTTCCTACGAGGTGCAGCATTACGCTCACGAGCGGTCCCATATGCATGGTTGTACTCACGTGTACACCACTCTAAATTGTATACACAATTATTGGTCTTATCTTCGTCAATGTGGTTAACTTCCGGTAAATTATCAGGATTAGGAATAAATGCCTCAGCGACCAATCTATGAATTAAGCCCTTAGTCCTAATATTGCGCATACTCAAATCAACCGCAAGATAACCCTTACTTATTCGAACGGGCTTAAGAATACGTGTACTACCGCGTTTCTTAGACATAACTCGGCCTAAAGAGCTTACCCAGTACTCACTGTGCGTGCCTGCTACAACACGCCATTCTTCATTCACTGGTAAGATCCTCCACTTCCGACATATCGTCGAAAAGGCCTTGATGCTCCCCGACCACATAAAGCTTCCACGTTATGTCGTCCATCTGCAGAGCCTTTTTGAGAGAATGCATGAGAATACATATATCCAAAGAAGATGCATCTTGGATATGGCTTTCCACGAAAAGACCTTCCTGACCCTCGTGAGTTCCTGCCTCGATTTTGATATAACCTTTCATTGTTGTTCTCCTTTACATTATAGTATTTTGAAAATTTCACCACAAGTATTACACTTGAAAGTTTTCCAATTAGGTGCCTGCTCAGTCGTATCATAGCTATCACAATAGATACACTGAGTCTGCTCATGGTGTGGATCGTATACAAAATTAGACCCTTCAGGATGTTGTACACCTTCCATGCACCATGTACATACTCGAAATCCGTCGAAGCAATGAATCTCTTTTGCAGGCACCCAGCACTTACAATCCTGACACCAGGACATAGAATATTCCGCTTTAGCCTTCATCCTTATAATCCGACAGCTTCAGGTCGATACGGACCACATTCTTCACAGCGTAGACCTTAATGTCAGGAGACACATCTACACGTTTACATGTGCCGTTTGCAACCAGGTCTACTGCTGCAGAAATCTTCCGGTAGTTCAGGTCCTTAATATAGGCCATCTTACTTAGCCTCCTTTCTATGAGGCTTGAACATCGACTCTACGGAAAGCTCCTTGTAGTTCTTACACCCCTTAGAACTTACCTCATCACGCTGTTCCTGAGTAGGCCAAGTGTTATTGGGATAACATTTATTGAACTTCTTGCACGTATCACACAGATGCATTGTGTTTCTCCTTTCATTTTAAAAAAGCGCTACATCTTTTTGTTTTGAAGAAATACCCGCCTTTCGACGGGTATCTCTAAGTCAGACCTTACTCTGCAGTAGGAAGCCGATTACTCGGCGGAGTCAGAAGGGGCAACCTCATCGGGATCGGCCGGAACGACGTACTCACCGG